CAAGACTTAACAGCTATTGCACCGCCTAGCAATACTGTATTGAATCCAGGAATTTTGCTAGTGAGTTTTCTCAAAAACGGGCCACCAGTCAGTGCATAAAATACAGTGCCGCCAGCAAGCACAGCTGCCCACCGTGCCAACATGATAGTGGCTTCCTGATTCAGTACCGCATTGTATTCGTCTTCAGTCCATGCACCTGTGTCTAATTTGGTTTTTTTGTAACCATCCATCTTGCTTACAAAATCCAAATAAGGTTGTACCAATTCTTTAAGATTCCAACCCCACAAGAGAGTTTTCACAGCTGCTTCGCCTGCACCCATGGCTGTGATTTTTTCTAAACCAAGACCAGCTTTGCCTATATCCATTTGAGCCGTGGATGTTGCCCGTTTGATAACAGCAGCGTCTAACTGTTCTGCTTCTAAACCCAGACTATCAATAGCTTGTCTTTTAAGAGTTGCTGAATTAGGAACAGCTTTGCCTGCTTCTTTGTATTCTCTTTCCAGAGTCATCATTTCCCTAGTGACTCTGGCATTATTTCTGCGTAAATATTCAGCGGCCGCATCTGCAGCCTTTATATCTTTATTTTTTGCAATGGCAACTATGTCTGCAGCAATTTTATCCTCAATTGCACCAGCAGCTCCCCTAAGAGCTTTGATAGGGTTTGATATAAACTTACCACCTTTAGCCAAGGCACCACCTAATTTCTCAAATCCTTGAGCTATCAAGCCTTCTTGAGTTTTTGTTTCAACAATTATTTCGTAGACTTTCATTGCTTATATCCCTATAAGATATTTATCATACTGTAAAGATGAACTACGTTCATCTGTTCTTCGCTTTCGCTCGAACTACTTTCTTTTTTTAATTATTATTAAGTGCGAAGCACTGTTAATATTATCTAGATTGTTCAGTCACACTTTGCCCGAGCAGGGCAAAGAATAAAATAACATTATCTGAGTTGCACAATGTCACACTAGCGTTACTGCATTACAGTGGCGGTTGTCCGGTACCACGAGCAGAGTCTTTATACAACGGCGGCTTACAAATATACGCTAACATATTTGTAAACGTGGGTTTTTTAACCCTCTTTTTGCCTTTTTTACTATTTTTAAACAACCAAACAGCGGCATTTTGCTATCGTCGTCCTGTAAAGGATAGTGGTTGAGTACTCTTAACGGCAAGAGATTTCCGTCCCTGCGATCCGAGATCCAGGTTTAGAGCGCATGAAATTAGCCCGCGCCAGCTTTAACCGTTTAGTTGTTTGCCTTTTATATGGGAACCGTGTACCCGAACCTGTATGTGCCCGTTATAGTAGTCGTCGGATTCTAAAACCCTACGACTAAATTGTTCTCTTGCCTCTATATAACTGCATTCTGATTTAGATTTGCAGTAATAAAGTATCTCTCTACGGAAGTTTTCGGTACCTAACTGCGTAACGTCTTTGCCAAGTTCGGGACTAGAACCATAATATTCTTGCCAGTCACTATCGATTTTGCTACGGATTTTCTTTTTTTTCTTTGTGCCGTTCTTTAACTTTACAGTTTTGTAGGTCGTTTTACTAAATTTTGCTAATTTTTTGCCTATGTACATACGCCCTGTGATTATATTTGTTATATTATAAACAAACCCAATACAATCTTCGGGCAATTCTGTGATTAATTGATTTTCGTAGTACCAAGACATACACTAGTTAGTGTTATCTTGATCTCCTGCCTGTGCCTTTTGATTTGCCTTCTTTGCGGCCTTGTCTTTATCTAGCCACACTCTATATTGTTGAATGTGACCTCTACGTTCTTTTGCTATAATTCTAATTTGTGCTAACCAATATCGCATCTTTTCGCCTGATAACCGTGAGCCTCTTGCTTGCCAATTTTGATTTGCCTTGAAATATTCTCTAAAAGCCAGCATAAGTCTCTCGTGGGACTCTTCATTTTGTTCTGGATCTGGCTCTACGTGCTTAGACATTTGGGCCTTTTATCTTCTCCAACAACTGGTAATGCTCATATTTTTTAACATATTCTGTTTCTTGATCATAGTTTGCACACTGACTTAATGCTTGTTCACACGCCCATTTTAACAGATATAGGTCTTTTTTGCAATCCCATTGGCTGTTTGTATTGCGTCTAGTACTATTGGTTTCAACTTTTATACGTTTTATAAGTTCAATAGCTTGACCAGTGGACCATTCTTTCACTCATTAACCTCTAAATCATTTGCATAGCTAGTGTATCCGTTTTCTTTAATAACCTTAAGAACATTGTTTACACGACCAATTAATTCGTCTTTATGTGATATCAAGAAAATATTCTTTCTACGTTCACGAGCCATCTTTTTAAGCACAGCCAATGCACCTTCAACCCCACTTGCATCTAACCCGTTGTCAATAAGTTCGTCAACAAACAACAAATTGATCTGTTGATAGAGACTTTCCCATACATCTCTAAACGACCAAGACAATCCAAGTATTAACCTATTACGTTCTCCTCGAGATAAGTTATCAAAATCTAAATCCTGTCCTAGTTGCGTAATTTCCACCGTTAAATCATTTTTAAATACAACTGTATGCGGTAATCCCATTTTGTCAAGATAGTATGTTAATCTGTTATTAAGATATGCTAGATTTTGATCTATAATCTTCTTACGAATAAACGAATCCTTACTGGTCAATAGTTTAAGCAAAAACTCTTGATGTTCTTTTAATGTATTAAGTGTGTTTACGTTATCCCACGATACATCTTGCATGGCGGTATTAGTCAATTCGTCAATTTGATCTTGATACGGATCGGCTTCACCTGCCTTAATTTGCAATTGTGTTTCTAATGTCTTAAGATTGTTTTGATGTTTAAGTGCTTGCTCTATAGTATCATAATACGTTTCTGGACGAGTATTAACCTCACCAATGATATTAATCTCAGCAGTAATTTTAGCAAGATCTTTTTCAACTTTGTTATGATAAACAACAGCTTCGTCGGCATTTGCCTGTGCTTGCTTGCTCATCCCTTCATGTTTATGGTCGTGAAGTTCTTGATCACAAGCATGACACTTTTTGTCCTGCAATTTAGCAAGCTCATCGGCGTATTTTTTTACGCTTCTCTCCGCCTGCGCTATTGCGCTGTTTAATGTAGCCCGCTCTTTATTTAGACTTTTCAGTTTTCCGCTTCGTTCGTCATAATCTTTTAACTCTGCATGCTTAATTAACTCATTGTCAATGTCTACATTTTCAAGTTCAACAATTGCTCTTCCTATTTTTTCTAATTCATGTGTATGTTGATTATTCCATGCACTTTGTCTAGTTAAAATACCGTCAATACTTTTTTGAATGTTCTCGTTAGATCGTTTAATTGCTTCTATATTTGCAGATTCTTGTATAATTGTATCTTTAGTTTGACGAATTTGTTCTTTGAGAGCTTCTGCTTTTTCACTTAACAAAGTAATACCTAACAATTGCTCGATAATAACTCTCTGATCGTTTGCCCGCATAGACAAAAACGGTTCTGTATAAGTGTTTAATGCTACAACATGTTTAAACATGTCGTGACTCATACCCAGTAAGTCGTCCACGTCCTTCTGAGTTTCGCGCATATCGCCTTGCGAATCGTCAGTCTCTTCAGTTTCTTGTGCTAGATTATTAACAAAGAATTGTAGTACATTTGGCTTACGCCCACGTTCGATACGATAATCTGTTCCATCTTTTTCAAAAGCTAGTGTAACCAACATATTCTTATTGTTAATCTTGTTAATAAGATTATCTTTTTTAATGTTAGTTAGCGCATTGCCAAATAGTGCATAGCTCAGTGCATTAACAATCGTGGTCTTACCTGTTCCATTGCGGCTTCCACTATCGTCACCACCTTGATCTAAGTTTTCACCTAGTACAAGTGTTAAGTTTTCTTGTGCAAAGTTAACCGCCTGGGTTTGATTGCCCACGCTCATAAAGTTTTTAACTGTTAATTCTTTAATTTTAATTGTCATAGGCTATTATAAATGGCTAATAATGTATTTTTATCAAACTGATCTGAATCAATGTTTACAATCTGGTTGCTAACAATTTGATCTACACTTTCAAATGCTTGTATATCAATGTTTGTGTTAATTTCTGTTTCTTTCTTTTCAGCAATCAGTGTAAGTTCTCGGATATCATATCGTAACATGAAATCTTCTTTAACAAAACTAGCTTCTTCAAAACTAATATCAATATCTAATGCAACACGTAAATGCTGTTTAGGTTTAATAATTGTATCTTGATCGTCAATAAGCTGACTTAGTTTTACAGTTCTAAACGTAGGTTGATTAGGCCAACTATAATACTCTGGAGTTCCATTCCACTCCATAATCATCATACCTCGATCGTCATCCCATGCGTCTGCATAGTTGTGCGGGAACGCATTTCCAATATAAATCATATTTTTTTGTTGCTGACGCTTGTGGAAGTGTCCACTGAATCCTAACTCATAACCTTTGAAGCTATCTAATTGAATCTCACCGTGATCAGGCATTTGAATCATGGCATTCATAAAAAAGCTGGGCAATTCAAAGTGACCAAAGATGTATTTGCCACCTTTCTTACCTACACTTCGCCATTCGTCTCCGACAAGCCACGGGCAAAGTGTAACATCGCCAATGGTAGTAGGCTCATGAACAACAGTAATTCCGGGAATATACTTGCCGAACTCGACACTGTGAATATCTCGTTTGTCTTTGTAATAAAGATCATGATTGC